CCGTCGCCAGCTTGGCGTTGTCTTCGTCATTAGGCCGGGTCGGTGAGAACTCCACTGCGGTTTCGGATCCGCAGAAGATCTTCATCAGCCGAGGCATGACCCCTTCGATGGTTTCCATGACGTCGGTAGATACCGCCTGGGACCGGCCAGGGATACCGGGGGGAACCAGGTCCCCAATCGGTTGGCCTCGGTAGTAATACTCGGACTTGTAGCGATCATTCGCCAGCTTGCCGGTGAGATACCCCAGGGACTCACGCATTTCAGAATCGACAATCGCCTTCAGCTGAATGTCGTCGATGGGGTTTTTCTTTTTCGCCATTGACGTCTCCCGACGTTAAGCCGCCACTAGGGACGGGTATTCAATCTTCTGGCCCCAGCCATCATTGCTGAGGAGGTGGGCCGAAACACACATGTATCGCCAAGCATCAGCGGCGTGGGAATGCTCATCGTGACGGGGACGGGTGGCGTCCTTGTCATTGGTTGGCACATCCCATCGGTAATTTTGTAAGTGAATTATTAGTCGCTCACATTTGGACTTATCCACATAGACGCGAGGGAACACTTCTCTTGCGGTCTGGATGCCCGTCAGAACCCCAACATCAGGGGTTCTCTGCACAGAGCGACCAAAGCCCTGTAACAGATCAGCGGTGCTTTTGCCGGTTTCTATGCGTCTGTGGAATCCATCATGGGGGATGTAGTCATCGCCCCAGTTGTAGCGCCGTTCTTGAAGCTCCGCGACGTAATGGCTCAACGCCTTGTTGCTGTCCTCAATGAAATCGAAGATGCGAATCTCAGACCCGACGACCTGGCACATGATGATGGATGTGCTGTCTGCTCGACCCAGATCCCAGAAGGTGTGGACCTTGAGCATGGGGTCATAGGGGACGTCCCTTATCCGTCCTTGGGCTTCAGCAGATTGAATCTCACCGAAGAAGATTGCGCCCTCAACCGCAGGGAGGTGTGCGCCTTCCCAGATGTGGTCGTAGGTGTCCGGGTCACGCTCTTTGTGGGCAATACGCTCGGCTTCCAGTTCTGTGTCCTTAAACCACGGGTTATCCCGCCAATTCATGGTGATGACCCTGGTCATCTGGTCCGGCTTAATGAGCCACCGCTTGGATGCGGGGTCAGTCTTTAGTCTGGGATTCATCGAAACAATGAACCGTGACCGTGGCTTACGGATTGTGGGGATCAGCACATCAAGAGTTTTCTGACTCAGGCTCTGTGCTTCCTCAAGCCAACAAATGTCATATCCCTCGTATGACTTGATCGTGTCTACGGTGTGCGCCGCAAGCCCTGCGAATGAGAACAGGGATCCATTCTTGCCCCTAATCTCGGTATCCATAACTTGGTAGTGATCGTCCATCTGCAACTCAGCGATAGTGTCACCGAGAAGACGATGCACTGAGTCCCTAATCGATCTCTGAATTTCTCTGCCACAGAGGACTCTGAGCGGGATGTCGCCAGCAAGAATCAGTAGGCCACGGGCAATGCTGTGAGATTTGGCTGAACCTCGACCACCCTTCAGCACCAAATACCGCTCATCATTCTCACGAATATCGAGGATGGCATCGGCACAGATGTCTGGCAGTTCGATGTCGATCTCGTCAGTCTGCACTCGGCTTCACTCTTTTCACGTTGAAAGTTTTAACCGTTACATCGCCCGATACAGCCATGTCAGTTCGTTGCAGCTTCGGAACGTGGTACTCGATCACCGACTGAAAGGCTTGGAAAGCTTTCAATGGATCAGGAATAACGACGTATTCGCCATCCGGCCCTTTGACGCCATTAGCAATCTCATCAAGCCACTGCTGTAGCTTGTGGGCGTTGTTATCAACAAACAATGCAATGGCCTCTCTAGCTTGAGAAGTTGCCTTATTTGGCACTCCCGATGCCCTGCCACCTGTCTTTGGTTGATTTGGTCCCGCCATCTCTACTCGCCTCTATAACAGAGGTTTACTTACTCAACCGACTGAGTTCGATCTGGATCTGTGTCAGCGTTTTCTGGATCTGTGCGTTCTGGTCTTCATGTTTGGCCAGATGCGTTTCGAAGCCATCCTCCAGCTTCTGGATCCGGTAATCGTGCTGTTGCACCATGGACCAGGTGATGATGGCGAATCCTGCCAAGGTGAGTCCGAGCTTTACCCAGTCACTCATTGATGTCCTCCGAATCCGGTAGATGACGGCTTCAAGGGGTGAGCGTCCTGGAACCGGGATGTATGCCATGTCAGTCTTTCCAGAAGACACCCAATAACCCGGCGAGGCTCATACCTGCTTCGGCGATGGCCGTGCCTTGCTGTTCATCCAGTTGAATACCAAAGACCGTCAGCAAGCAAACCAGTCCGGTCCAGGTGCTGCGTTGTGAAAATGCAATGCCGAATTTGCTCATGCCGCAATCTCAAAATGGGGACCATCGGGGAAGGTCTTGCTGAGAGGGAATTTGCCATTCGTCGCAGAGATAGCCGACAGCGGAAGCCAGGTGCCTCCCCAACGGATGGGGGTTCCTAGTTCTTCCGATGCTTGCTTCATGGCCTGGGCAATGGGATGAAAATACTGCCAGTCCCATGACACCTGGCCGTTGATCACGGGGGCTAGATCAACAGCGTCACCTGTGAGGTGCTTTGATTTCAAGGTACGGGTTGCGCCTTTTTTGAGCAGGTACTTCTGACGTTCCAGGGTTCGAATCCCTTCGATCACCCGGAAATCAACAGTCGATAACTCAATGGCCCGTTTCACCACAGCCTGAAGGCTTGGTTTCACAGCACCTAGACGCTCAAGCGATTTCTCACCCAGCTGGAACATGACGTCTCCCGACGATATGGCTGGGTTCTAGTATAGCATTTTATGTATTTGTCAACCACAACATGATGTGTTTTTGACGTGTTTTTACATACAAAACCACAAGATGATGTGTTCAGAACTCCATGGCGATGCAAAACAGCAGGAACAAGGTGAGGGCTACTGCAACGTCAATCATCGGGGTATTCCAGTTCGATCAACAGGTCGATGAAGTGACGGGCTTTCAGTAGATCCTGCTTGCCGTTTTTGGATCCGTATCGGGTGACATATTTCACGATGGATCCTTGGCAAAAATTGAGTCCGTTGCGATGCGCGTATTCCACCGGCTGGATGGGCAGGGTTTTGTAGTGCAACCCACCTTCCTGCTTATCGAAGGCGCTCATGCGTCTTCTTCCCATTCGATGCGGATGATTGCGGCACTGCCATTGCAATCAGCACGACATTCTTTCTCTGTTTCATAGACTCGTTCAGTAGTCCATGTGTTACGTACGCCAATCCACCCCTCTTTCTTCACGCGCTTGGGTTTGATGCGGTATTCCACGCAATCATTCCATGATGGATTACTCCAATTAATAGGAAACCAATTTCTTGAATTTTCTGATCTCCATTCAATCTCCTCCCCATTCGCCCAAGCGATGATGACATCAGCGTGTTTGTGTCGTTGGCTCATGCCACCTCCTTATCCAACCTTGCTGCTGCGTGGAAATCTGAATATCCCTCAGGAAACCTTGTGGCCAATTTCTCAATGTTTTGACGCGCAATCGTCTCCATGCTGAACCCGAACACGTTACAGGCGTAGGCAACAAACCAAAGAACATCTGATAACTCCTCAGCAATGTTCTCCATGTCCCAGGGCTTTTCGTAGATCTCGGCTTTCTTGATCGCATCGGACAGTTCACCTACCTCCCCTGCAAGGCCTGTTGTGACATGCAGCAGGGCTTTATGGCGTGGCAATTCCTTAGCGGTGCGGTTGGCGAGTGCTTGGTATTCAGAGATCTGCATCAGGCTTCCTGGGTTGGGGTTATGTTTGCGGCCTCTCGGGCCATGATCAGGCGTTTCTGTTCGGGGGAATGGGACGGCAGCGGGGACCACCAGGCCCATCCCGATTCCGGGTAATAAACCCCGATCACTGCGGGTCCGTTATCTGGCTTAAACAGCATCTTTCCCCCAATCGGCGGCGGGTTTGTTTTGACATCCCGCCACAAGGGTTTGAGTTCAGAAATGTGCTGGTATTTGTCTTCCATTAACCTTCCTTCCACTGAATGATCAAAGCGCCCCCTTCGATGGGTTCCTTTTTGGCTATCGAGAGGTGCGTGATTTGTTTGTCGTCGATCCAAGCAATTCCGTTGAGGGCGTCTTCAGCAACCTTGCAAACATTCGAGATGTCCTGGGATCGAACCGGATCCCCTTGACGCCACTTCTTGGGCCGTTTGGGGTGATATTCCATCTCGACATGAACCGCGCCTTCTAGGGGCTGCGATACCCCTTCTTGCATGGCAATCGCCCTGATAGTTGTCTGGTACTGTCGGGCTTCGGTGGATTTCACCGTCATTCCCCGAAAGTGACGCCAATACCGATTAGCCGAGATGGGATACGGGAGAACCAGGCGATTCACAGCAGCACCTGAATGGTGTTGGCCAGCATGTCCAGTTCGGACAGCTTCATCAGCCGCATCATGGAACGATCCCCGTGAACTCCTGCCGGACCCTGGTGGCAATCCCAGCACAGGGGAATCGTGAGGAAGTCGCTGGCCCGTTGTGCCATGCCCTGCCCTTCCCGAAGGTGGTGCGCGGAACTCGGGCCGCATGCCCCACAACAGGCGCACGGCAACAGTTTGATCCGCTCAATGTGTTTCTTCGCATTCATGCTCACTCACCCACGCCTGGATGTATTCCACCAACGACGACAACCGGGATTTCCCCATCTTGGCTGTCGACTCCCGCAAATTGACGAACTCCCCTTCCAGTCCCGGTACACAGTCAGCTGGACGTCCGGTGACGATGGAGTGGCCGCTGACCATCAACAATTTCCATTGATCCATGTCCCTTGGCTTTCCGGCCCAGGGTTTGCCCTTGAGGCCTTGCAACAGCCCATGCAACAAACTGTTCTGCTCCAAAGTTCGGGTTGGCTCCTGAACCGTGACGTAGTACCCAT